CTTCCGCTCCCGATGGCCGATAGATTTGCATTGATCGCGGACAGGACATCATAGATGTCTGCCAGGATCGCATTGGTTTTCATCGTGGTCGCCCACGTTGATTCTTCCGGGTGCATCTCCCGGGTCAATGCGCTTGTCATTGGCAAGTGCTTGATAAAAGCACCGAGTGCGCCCCATGACAGAGCGCACCCGATGTCTTCGACCTCGAAGCCTGTCGGCAGCAGGTCAGCATTTAGAGCCTCACGATGCTCTTCGACGAACGCCGCGAGGCTGATTATTCCCCCGCGGGCACCCCCGCCGCTCCTGTGGTCGCCTCGGACCAGGCATTGATAAGAGCGTTGTAGTCATCCACACAGAGACTTTCCACGACCTTTTTGGGGATGTGCTTCTCCAAGAAGGCCAGAGTCTTTGCAGGGGTGTCCATATTGGCAAGCTCACGGGGCGTGAGCCGACCGCCGAGCGGGATGTCATAGGACTTATCTCCGATATTCACCCGCAGGAAGTCGTTTTCTTTGGCCTGGCTGCCCAGTGTGATCTCTTTCATGTGGTTATCCTCCCTTGTTTATGTCTCAGGTAGACGTGCCCTTGGTCAGCGTCCAGGTGTCGGCGCTGATGGTGGTGTTCCAGGTGATGGCACCTTCCGGCTCCATGGTCACATCGTCGATGTCGGACACATAGCCGTTGGTGGTGCCCAGGATGATGAAGTCATCGCCATCGACCATGACCAGACACCAGGCCTTGGCGTCCTGCACGTTGTTCGGATTGATCGTGACGGTGGTGCCGCTCACGTTCGCGGATCCAAAGACCGCCGCCAGAGAATCGGCGGTGGTGGAGATGACAGGCACCTGCACAGTGCCGGAGTCGGTGGACGGGAGCATCCGGCGGATGCTGTTGGACCAGTCCTTCAGCGTCTCCTTGTTCTGGGCGAGATGCAGAGTGATGCCGTCGTGGGAGACATAGCCCACCTCAGTGCCCCACGACGCGAGCGCCGTGAGAGTAGTCGGCAGCGCCGTGTCAGCAGCGGCGGTGAAAAACATCCCGGTAGCGTTGCCGATGCCGAGATTCACAGCATTAGTAGCCATGTTTTACTTCCTCCTAGATAGTAGCTTCTTCGATGTGCGCCACCACAACAACCGTGGTCCGGTACCGGGAAAGGTCCGGGCGGATGGGGTCGTTGAACAGTTGCGCGTGTGTGTTTTCTTCCACATATCGGATGACGGGATCGCCGTGACCTGCGGCGTATTTCAGCACTCCAACAGCGTTTCGCGTGATTTCGCACGCCTCCGCCTCGTTGTCGGCATAGCCCTCCAGTGCCACGACAAAGCTGTCGATGGTGTCCTTCGAGGTTCCACCGGCACCGGAGACCCGCACAAATGGCAGGGTGTACCGGGCGGGGAGCGGATTGCAGTAGGCCGTCATGTGCTCAGACAGAGCGATGCGGACGGCATCCTCAATGTCAACAGATCGTTTAATTGTGATACTCATCCGCTCACCGCCTTTGTAAGTGCTTGATGTTCCGACTCCGCCACAAGCGTCTCATGGTCAGTCGCGCCGACAAAGCCAAGCCAGCGCCCCGCAGACGAACCTTGCACCGTCCGCATGTAGTAGCCGGTGGAATCTTCCGAAAGGTTCGCATTTGCGTTGGCTCTGGTCTGGATGCCGGTCGCGGCGCTTTCCACCACGCCCTGGATGCCGTCACTGCACAGCAGCTCCTTGAAGCCGTCAGAGTTGAACTCAAGTCGGATCTGCGTGCTCATCCGCTCCACCTCATCAGGTTTAACTGCATGTTGGAGCGGCTGCCGGTGGGCGATATCCATGTGCGCGGCTCGCCGTTGATGGCGTACTCATTGCCGTCAAACACGATCTTGTCACCAGCCTTCACGTCCGCGCCAGCGGGTAGATACGCCGTCCATCCATCCGATGTGCCCAGCACGCGGCCATCCTGTGACAGAGTGGCCGTGGCTGGCTGAACAGAGCACCCGGAGATGCTCACGGATGTGGTGTTGCTCCAATCCGGCATCTCCGAGCCTCTCAATGTCTTGATTCCGGGTCTGACCCGCGTGATCGTCTGATTTGCAAAACTCGCAACCATCAGAACACCCCCGTTAGCCTGTACGGCTCCAGGACTTCCTTATTGTCCGTCGGAAGAGCCGTCGCCCGGCTGGAATTGATCCAGTTTGCGTTGTAGGTCACGCTGACACCGCCCGCGGCCTCGCTGGCCACACCGTAGCTGTTCGCCATAGCATGGGTGACGCGGTGCGCGATGATGTCCTTGATCGGCATCATGAGCGCATCCGGGAGACCGGCTGTGTATTCCACAACCACCGCCGAATATGGCGGCAGACAGGTCGGAACATCAAACAGCCGCAGGATCCCGTTCGTCTCCAGAACGAATGTGGTGTATTCCACCCCCGCGATGGAGACAGACGAGACCGCCGAGACGTACCGTGCGGGGAGCTGGATGAGATATCCGTTCCCAACCGCTGTGATGCGCTTGTCAAAAAGCGTTGTCGCAAGCTGGCATCCCGTGGCGGGATAAAGATGCCACCCGCAGTAGTTGCGGATGGCAGACTGCGCCGCCACAATGCTGGAGGAGATGCGGGTGTCGCCGGAGTATTTACCGGCGGTCATGTTGTCAAATTCACCTTCGCACAGCATGTCCGCCAGCATGTCAACATCCGTCATCGTGTAACCCCAGTTGGTTATCAGGCTCACTTCGTCTTCACCGCCCTCGCTTTGTTGGACGGCTTGACGGCCTTCTCTACGGGTTTCTCTGCGGCTTTCGCCTGATGCTCTTTAGCGCCCGCAGGCTGTTTGCCCTCTTCGTACCAGCGCAGAAAACCGTCAGGGCAGTCATAAATCTTCATCATGGTTAATCACCGCCTCCTTCGTATCAGGTGGAGATCGTGGAGAACGCCGCGGGCACGCGAGTGGCGAGCAGGAGCCGCTCCTCGATGCGGACGGTCACCAGGTTCTTGATGAAGTCGTCCTGATCGCTGTTGGAGACCTCAACGCGCAGGCCCTCGTTGGACTTGCCGACGACGGAAGCGCCCTGACGGAACGCACCCACGATGGCGGTGCCGGAAGTGGCCTTGCTGGAGAGGATGATGGGCATACCCCAAACGGTGGGGTTGCTGTTGTAAGCGCCGTTGCCATAGGGGCCATACATCGGGCCACCCAGGACGTACTGAGCGGAGCCGCTCTCGACCTTGGTCTGGAGCAGGGCCAGCATGTCGGCGGGGTTCAGGATCACAGCGTCAGCCTCGAAGCCGGTGGCGGTCATGATGTTCATCTTCGCCTTCAGGATGTTGTCGAAGCTGATGCCGCCGGTGACAGCACCGATGCCGGAGACAGCCTGGAGCTGGGTCAGCAGGTAGCCTTCGACAGCCAGGTTGTGCTCATACACACCACGGTTGCGGATGGCGCTCTCCAGGAAGGGGGCGTCGGACAGGATCTCATCGGTCTCCTTGATGTAGGAGGCGATCTTCGCCAGCGCCTTCGTAACAGGGGAGTAGGTGGGCTGGATCTGGGGCTTGGCCGCGCCTTCGTTGGTGGCGGCGGGGGCCCCCTCGGTGGCACCCATGACAAAGTAGGTCAGGGCATTGCCGCTGATGCTCTCGGAGCCAAACAGGCCGCGAACGTTCAGGGCGGGAACGGGGCCAACCACATTGCGGTCATACTCGTTCAGGGTAGTGCCGGTGACAGTGCCAGCCGCCTTGATGAAGGTGGCAACGCTGCCGCGGTTGTTCTTGAGGCTCATCAGATCCAGAGCCTGGATGCCGGTCTTCTCTTCCATTTCTTTGTTTTCCTCCTTGATGGATTTCATGTCGCCGATGTCGTTCAGGATGGCGGCCTTCTTCTCCGCCTCCTCGATCTCGGCCTCTTTCGCTTCGATGTCAGCCTTCAGCTGCATCGCCTCTTCGATGACCGCAGAATCGCCGTCCTCGATGGATTTCTCCATCCCGATCAGGCGCTCTTTCATTTCGGCCAGTTCAGTCTTCATGCTCATCGCACTGGACCTCCTTCATGTTCTTGATGTATGCCAACAGATTGTCCTTCTCCGGGTTGCTCTGCTCCGGCTCCTCCACTGCCGTGTTGGCCTTCACTTCGTCCTCCCCATTGTCGGGTTCCTCTGCATCGTCAACCTCATCCAGCAGAGACTGGGCAAGGGTGATGATCTGTTTGATGGTGTCCTCATCGGACTTCCGGTTGCGCCGGCCGGCCTTGACCTCCGGTTCCGTGGATTTAACATCAACAACGCCTGCGTCATCGTTGGCAGGAACGCACACACAAGATATCTCATACAGTTCGAGATCTCTCAGTTCGTTTGCTTTTGTGCCGTCCTCAAGCACAATGTCTCCCTTCTCGAGCACATCGTACGCGAAACTAAACTTACTCAACCTTCCGTCCTTGTACAGTTCGCGGACACGCTGTGCCTCGTCCGTGCCGTCAAACGATGCGATGAAGTGAAGGCCCTTCTCGTCCTCTTCCGCGTCCGCCGTGCCGATGTAGGAATTGAGGTTGTCCATCTGATGCGCCCAAAGAAGCGGAATGCCATTGCCGCCATTCCACCGCTCTTTCAGCGTTCTGGTGAACGCGCCTTCTTTTACTACGTCTCCGTAGCTATCGGGTTTCTTTATCCATGTGGATGCGTACCCCTCAAGAGAGCCGTTGCCCTCGTCGCGGTACTTTACGTTAAATTCCTTGTAGTCCATTGCTATACCTCCAGATATAACCGCCATGCTTTTTGAGTTTTCCTCTGCAAACACTGCTTATGTGTCCGCGATGAAATCCACCAACTTCAGAAGCTTCTTTTGCGCTTTTCCAACAACGAACGAGTTCTCCATCGAGCGTATACTGATTGACCGGAATTTCCTTTTCGGTCCTTGCCTCTGGATGTGCCTCGTAATACGCAAGATGCGATTTGCTCTGTGCCTCTCGCCTTTGTGGATTATTTCTGAAGCTTCTCTTTTGTGCTTCACTTGCCTTTGTGTGAGATTCAGGCTTCATCCAATAATCACGATGAGCATCTGAAAGCCGTTTTCTTTCGTCTGGGTCGCTGAAGCGTTTCTTTTGCGAGTCGCTCATCAACGCTCTAACTTCAGGGTTAGAACATAACGCTTTATGCGATGCACTCAACTTCCTTTTTGTAGCCTCGGACATCTTGCCATTTGCGATACCGCCAAGGTCGTTGTTGTATCCGCTCACCGGGTTTGCTGTATCAAATTCCGAGATATAGGAGCGTTCTTTTTCACAGGCTTCCTCTTTTGTTAAGTCGTCACGAATAACAACGTGAGTAAAACCGTCCCACCCATACTTTTGAATTGCCGAATAGAAATGCGCGTTTTGTTTGTAGCCGTTACCGTTCGCCCATCTCTTTTTGGGACTTCGCGATGTAATTCCGAAGTATGCTTTGTGGTTCGTTTTATTCACATGCACATACAACGAATACATAGCGTTAACCTCCGATAATGACATCCGTGCGACAGTTGCAGTTGCACGTCTCGTCCGGGCCGAGGAAGTCATCACCCGGCCATTTTGCCCCATTGGAAAACGGCTCGTCATAAGGCACCCGCTCACCGTTCATGAGCGCATGGGATTCGCGGGGATTGACGCCCGTCACCCACTCTTTTTCCACTGTGCGGGAGTATCCCTGACGCTCCGCCTGCTGGACAGACTCAAGCAAAGCCCACCCGGCCACGGCGGTGGCGAGCGACTGCGCGAGCATCGGGGACTCCGTTTCCTCGCGCTTTTCCATCACAGATGCAGGGGTGATGTCCTCATCCTCATCCTCGATGGCATCTTCCAGCTTTTCGCGGGTCTTGTCATTCGTTGCCCGTGCGCGGCCTTCAGCCATCGCCCGGAGATATGCGCGGGTAATGTCGGTGTCGTACTTCGTACCCAGCTCCGCGGAGGTCGCCGCGCCGTGAGCGTCCGCAATGGCGTTCATGTGCGGTTCCAGGTCATCGGCCAACTCCGCATTCCATCGGTCTTCATCCCACCAGTCGCGGCCAGCGCCGATCTTCGGGAGGACGGATGCCGCCTGACGCTTGAAAAACTTTGCCAGCACGTCCGCCATGTCGTCCCGCTCTTCATCGGTCGCCGCGCCCTTGATGCGGACTTCCTGCACGGCCTTCGCCATTTTCTCCAGTGGCGTGATGGATTTCGGTCCCGTCTCCACCGTCTCCATGGGCGTTTGCTCATCCATGTGAGTGTCGGTAGGTGACGCCTGTCCACCCTCCACAACGTTCAGCGGGACGATAAGCTCATCGCCTCCCTCGATGGGAGGCAGATTGTTATCAGCTCTGGCCTCGTTCCTGGTCATCCACGGACCGCCCACAGAGGACTGGATGATGGACGCCCGCTCCTCGAAGCTGCCTTTGAGCTTTTCAGTCAGGTCAAACTCCACATAGGTGGATTCATCCGCGCCCACCATCGGGAGCAGGAAGCTGTTTATCCTTTGCTGTAGCATCTGGAGCACAGGACCAAGGCACTCCGCATAAAGCGCCCTGGCGTTGTCCTTGCTGGATGCATAAGTCTGCGTGTCGCTGTGCCAGATCAGGGACGGATTGATTCCGTAAGCCGCCGCCACGGATTCCCGGCTCAGTTTGATAGATTCGGCCCACTGCTGTTCCTTGAAACTCGTCTGGAACGGCTTGATCTCCATGCCATCTTCCATCACGGGGATGGAACCGGCCTTTGAGCCGCCAGCGCCCCACGCTTCACGGAATGCGGTCGTCCACCGCCTCCGCTGTTCATCGTCCCAGGGCTGTACGTCTTTGGGACGGATGATCTGAGCATTGAGCCGCCCGGAGCTGTGCCACAGTTCCTTGCGGAAATTAGCCGCCTCAATCTGCTCCTGGAGCGTCTGCCGCAGGGCAGAGACCGGAGATACAAACCCTCCGGGATTTCCGGGGCTGTACGTCCGAAACAGAACAAACTCATCACGCGGGATGTCGATTCGCTTTGCTTCCGCACTCGCCTGAACATGGATCACAGACGGCGCATAAACCGTCTCTCCATCCACTCCGGTGACCCATTCGGAGGGGATGATGCGGAGCTGATACCCGCTCGGAGCATCAGGATCCGGGAGGAGCCACGCATAAACGGAGCCGAAAATGAAGTATTCCGTGGTAAGGCCACGGATAAACTCATACCAGGTTTGATCCCGATTCGGCCTCCACAGTAGCTTCGCCGCTGTGCTGTCCCGGTCACGTTCTCTGTCTGTCTCTCCATCCCGCCGATAGGTCTTGAGCGGGAGCTGCGCGATACTGTTCGCCATGAAGTCCACGACGGCCTTCAAGTTGTCCTGAGTTTGATACAGCCGCCGTGCGTCATAATTGATTACCTGAGTGGGCGCGTCTCCGCCCATGCTCATCACTATCATTCTGGGTCGGAACATAGCCCGCCAGCGTTCGGCAATGCTGGGCAATTACCCCACCTCCATCTCAAATAAACACCGGCATCGCCGTAACGTATGCCGATTGGTATGTTTTTGTCTTTTCCGTCTGGATCTTCGTAGCCGCGGCAAATGCCATGACGCACGCATAGAGCGGCGCGATGTCATCAGGGCTTTTCATGCGGTCAGGCAGCTCAATGCCGCCGCCGATGTTCCGCAACTGCATCGTCTTCGCGGGAAGATCCATCACCGGCTGTTCCAAATGGAACACCTTCACGCCGCCGCGTTCCGTGTCGCCGGGAGCAGAGGCCGCCACAGCGTCCCAGAAGCGTGTCCAGCCGTTCGTGAGGTCTGTTCCCTCCACCGCGCACCGTTCCACGCCTTGTAACGTGCAGATCTGCTCCGCAAGGCCTGAGACTGGAGCGCCCCGGCTCTGGAACGCAAGCCGCATCTTCCCACGCATCGCCCGCGCTCTGAACCAGTCAAGCGCCCACTCCGTGCCGATGCGCCGCGCCACGACCTCAATGTGATAGTTTCCATCTTCGCGAAGGCCGCACACGCCGATGGAGCACCACCGCCGGTCTTGTGACAGGTCGATGCCATAGAACAACTCCGACTCCGGCGCGATGCTCGATGCCGTGTCAAGACAACCCACCCATGCACCAGCAGGAAACGGATTTGGAAGAATCGTCTCCACCTGCTGACACATGCACTCGGATCTGAATTTGTTTTCCGGGAACGTCTGCCGGTTAGACATCAGCGCCCGCTCCGTCAATAGCCCATAGCCCAGCGCTGGGTTAGCCTGGGCGAGGGCTTCAATATCGTCCGTGGCCGCTCCTTCCGGGGCTGACCACTCAAACAGGCCGAGGCCGGAATCATCCACATCACCGCCGAAATCCTGGGCGGATGTTCCGTTGATCTTGGCGATGGCCTGTGACCGGAGCTGACGCAGGACGATACTGTCGGGGTCGCCCGCATTGCTGAAGCAGACGATCAGGCCGTTCGGCTTTGCGTTTGTGGACGCTGCCGCTGCCGCCCAGGTCTCCCAATCGCGGTGTTCGCGGATCTCATCCAACATCACGAGGTCGTTGCTGTCTCCACGACCTGCGCGGCGGGTGGGCGCTCCGACTTTGTACTGCCGAAGGCCGGTCAGGATCAGTCGCTTGTTTCCGTTCGTGCGGCTCACCCGGTCAATGCTGGATGACAGCTCCGGGATGCCCTCCTGGTCGGCGATGACTGCCTCCCATACTTCTTCAGCCTTGTCCAATGACAGCGATGTGCCGAAGATGGAATCCACGCCCAGCACGTTCAGGAAGAACGACGCTATCACCTCGGACAGCACCGTCTTTCCATTCTGCCGGGATATCAAAAAGAGAACCGTGCGGAAACGGAATTTCCATTCCTCGCCAAGTTCTCCAATGATTTCTAAACTGTGTATCAGCGCCCACTCCTGCCACGGATAGAGCGTCTTGCCAAGCACCGTCCTGGCATATTCCGCACAGGCAAAGCCCAGCGACGTGTCCGGGGTCAGCTCACGGAGCGGTGGTGTGTAGATCCGCGGCTCAGTGTAGCCCATCATGAGATCACCTTAAACTTCTTCCGCAGATCTTCCAGGCTGCTGACCTCTTTCGGGTTCGCCTCTCCACTGGCCTGCACCGCTGCGAGCGTCTTCACAAAGCTGGACAGCAGTTTTTCATATGCCGGATAAAACGGATTCTCCCGCGTCCCGCACTGTCCACCGCCGTTGTCATAGAACACGACCAGCTCCTCCGCCGGGAGCCTCGCGCCCTCCACGAGTAGCCGCTGCGCCATCAGATTCAGTTGTTCCACAAGAACGTCAATGTTCTCTGGTTTTGCTTTTCTGGCCACATGACCACCCTTTCATTTTGTGCGGGGAGGGAAATGAC